ATCAAGAAGCTGGCCTTGGGTGGCCCTATGAGGCTTCCCGTCCCTCCGTCTCCGAGTCAGTCCCCTCGGATCGCGACGACGATGAACCGGCCCGCCCCTCCGTCTCCGGGGCTGCCCGCTCAGAACCTGACCGCTCAGGGCAGCCCTATACTCCCCGCTGTTGTGCCTGTACGTCCCGGCATGGCCAAAGGCGGTTCAATTAACGGTGTTGCCAAGAAGGGCAAGACCGCTACCAAGATGGTCAAGATGGCTTCGGGTGGGTCGTTCCGTACTTCGGCTAACGGGATTGCCTCCAAGGGCAAGACCAAGGGCCGGATGTGCTGATATGCGAGCTTCTCGCGGGCTGGGGGCTATGCGCCCCGGTAAGCTGAAAGGTCTGAAGAGCAAAAACCCAGCGTTCGCTGGGGGCGGTAAGAACTTTATCGCCGGGGCCATCAAAAAGCCCGGAGCTCTTCGGGCCCAGCTTAAAGCCAAGCCGGGGGAGTCTATACCCGAGAAGAAACTTGCTAAGGCTGCTAAGGCCCCCGGTAAGCTTGGCCAGCGAGCCCGTTTCGCCCAGATGCTGAAGGGCTTCGGGAAGAACAAAAAGTAAGATGGCGCGGTCGGACGAGCCGAAGTGGAAACGCATTGTAGCTAGCGTAAAAGCTGGAAACAAAGGCGGAGACCCCGGACAGTGGTCCGCGCGCAAGGCTCAGCTTGCTACGCAGCGGTACAAGGGGTCTGGGGGAGGCTACTCCGGTCCGAAGACTGAGGCGCAGAAGTCCTTGTCCAAGTGGACCAAGGAGGACTGGGGGACCAAATCCGGTAAGCCTTCTACGCAAGGGGCTAAGGCTACTGGTGAGCGGTACCTGCCTAAGAAAGCTCGACAGGCGCTGACACCGGCAGAGTATGCTGCTACAACGAGGGCGAAACGCGAAGGGACGGCTAAGGGTAAGCAGTTTACGAAGCAGCCCGCAGCCATAGCTCAAAAGACTGCGAAATACAGATGACAACCAGCGGCACGAGCGCGTTCAACCTCGACCTCAACAACCTTGTTGAAGAGGCGTATGAGCGTTGTGGTGCCGAGCTGCGGACTGGCTATGATCTTCGTACGGCGCGCCGCAGCTTCAACCTGCTGACCATCGAGTGGGCTAACAGGGGGATTAACCTCTGGACCATTGAGCAGGGGTCCATCGCGCTTACGCAAGGCACTATCAGCTACGACCTCCCCGTCGATACCATTGATCTACTCGACTCCGTCGTACGTACCCAGACCGGGGTCAACCAGACAGATATTAACATTACACGCATCAGCGCCAGCACATACCTGACCATCCCGAACAAGAACGCGCAGGGCAGACCGATCCAGATGTGGATCAACCGGCAGTCGGGGGCTACAGAGCCCACGACGGGTGTGGATTACCCCACGGTCAACGTATGGCCGACCCCGGATCAGGACAGCTTCTACACGCTCATCTACTACCGGCTCAGGCGCATCCAAGATGCGGGTAACGGTGTCGAGACTCCGGACATCCCGTTCCGGTTCCTCCCGTGCCTTGTTGCTGGGCTTGCCTACTACCTGTCGTTGAAGATTCCCGGGGCGCTGGAGCGCGCTGGGATGCTGAAGCAGGTGTATGACGAGCAGTGGGAGTTTGCTGCGGACGAGGACCGGGAGAAGGCATCGCTGCGGTTAGCGCCCCGGCAGATGTTCTACTGAAGTGACCCATGCCTAGCAAGTACGCTTCAGGCAAGTGGGCGATTGCAGAGTGTGACCGCTGCGGCCAACGGTACAAGCTGAAAGAGCTCAAGCCGCTGGTCATCAAGACCAAGAACGTGAATATCCTTGTTTGCCCTTCGTGCTGGGAACCCGATCAACCTCAGCTGCAGTTGGGTATGTACCCGGTTAACGACCCACAGGCGCTTAGGAACCCGCGCCCAGACAACAGCTACACCCAAGCGGGGCTTACAGGTCTTCAGATTTTTACGGTTAACCCCGGTAATCCTGCAGACGTAGATTCTTTTGGTACCACCTCCGAGGGTAGCAGGATCATCCAGTGGGGCTGGAACCCGGTGGGGCTAAACAACCCCCTGCAGTTAAGCGGCCTTGTAGATACGCTGGTGGGTACTGGGGCTGTTGGTGTAGTGTCTGTGGTAACGAGTTAACCTGAAGGAGGTCGGTATGGCCAAGGGTGGTAAGACTAACGAGCAGATGAAGAAGTTGGGGCGCAACCTTGCAAAGGTTGCGAACCAGAAGAGCGGCAAGAAGCCGATCAAGAACAACAACGACGGGAGCAAGTAGCTATGGCCGACTACAAACAGCCTAAGCCGGTCCCCGTGCCCAAGACCAGCGGGTACCCGAACAAGATCGCAAACACCCAGACGACGCGCATCCGTGGCACCAAGAACACCACGCGCGGCAACAGCTTTAACGCCAAGGCTTGCTAGGCAATGAACTACGCTACGCTCGTATCGACCATCCAAGCGTACGTTGAGAATGACTTCCCGGATACGGCGGGGTCTGGTGGTCTTACGTCTACAGAGCAGATCGACACGTTCATCGAGCAGGCTGAGCAGCGGGTTTACAATACGGTTCAGCTGCTTAACCTGCGCAAGAACGTGGTTGGCAGTGCCTCGTCCGGAAACAAGTACCTCACCGTCCCTACGGACTGGCTGGCAAACTTCTCGCTGGCGCTTATTGAACCGAGCACGGGAGCGTATTCGTACCTTTTGAATAAGGACGTTAACTTCATCCGTGAGGCATTTCCCTACCCAACGGTAACGGGTGCGCCGACTCATTACGCTATGTTCGACAACAGCTCCTACATCCTTGGTCCTACTCCCGACGCCAGCTACCAGTTCGAGCTCCACTACTTCTACTACCCAGAGAGCATCGTAACCGCCAGCACGACATGGCTAGGGGATAACTTCGACTCTGTCTTGCTTTACGGTTCCCTGCTTGAGGCGTACACGTTCATGAAGGGTGAGGCAGACGTCCTTTCGGGGTACCAGTCTAGGTACGAGAACGTGCTAGCAATGCTTAAAGCCTACGGCGAGGGGAAGAACAGACAGGATATGTATCGCACGGTGCAAATCCGGTATCCGGTAAGGTAGATGGAAGTAATTGAAAAGACAAAGCACTGTAATAAGTGCAAGGAGAGCAAGCCTACAGAGGCTTTCTCTTGGGCCAACAAGGCCAAGGGGGTGTTACAGGCGTACTGTAAACCGTGCAAGTCTTTGGAGTTCAAAGCCTACTATGCTGCTAACATCACTAAGGAGAAGAAGCGGGAGTATGCTCGGAACAGCAAACCGGAAAACCGCGCTGCGCGTAATGAGTACTGGCGGCAGCGTAAGTTGGCAGAACCCGAGAAGACGTTCACCCGTAAGCGTACTTCATACTTAAAAACGCAGTATGGGATTACCCCTGAGATTTACGACGCCATGCTGGCAGCGCAGTTCGGTTGTTGCGCCATATGCGGTTCTGAGTCCCCGGGGCGGGGGGGAAAATACTTCCATGTGGATCATTGCCACACGACCCGAGCGGTGCGCGGACTGCTGTGCAACGCCTGTAATATAGGGTTGGGGTACTTTCGTGACGACGCTACTGTTATGGCCTCCGCCCTAACGTACCTTAAAGGTCCTGTCCGATGAGCTTCGACTCAGTATCAGCCGCAGTTCTGGGCAACGTCATGGTTGCAACGACCAACCATCGTGGGGCCACCCCCGAGGAAGTTGCAGAGCGAGCCCTTAGCAGGATCATCTCCATCGGGGATAACGTCCCGCCCGTCCTGCGCGAGCAGGCGCTGGCGTACCAAGACACTCTCCGCGCAATCCTCGTCTTCTACATGAAGGAGGCCGTGCGGGCCCACAACGTCACTCTGGTGTCCAAGTTCCGTAAGGCAGGGCACCCCGAGTTAATCCCTGTGTTGGACAGCTAAGTAAAGGAGAACCCCTATGGCGATCAGCCAGTCTATGTGCACGAGCTTCAAGGCAGAAATCCTGCTTGCTGTGCATGATTTCCGTTCTACCGGCGGCGACACTTTCAAGCTGGCGATGTACACCTCGTCCGCCACCATTGACGCTAACACCACGGCGTACTCGGCTACCAACGAAGTCTCCAGCGCCAACTACACGGCGGGCGGCGGTACGCTGGTTAACCTTGGTGTTACGGCGTCGAACACGAGCACTAGCGCCGGTACCGGTTTCGTAGATTTTACCGATCTGACGTTCACCAACGTGACCCTGACCGCGCGCGGTGCGCTGATCTACAACACGACTCCGTCGGCTAACGGCACAGCAAACACCACCCTGACCAACGCCGCTGTCGCGGTTCTGGACTTCGGTGCGGACAAGACGGCCACGGCGGGTGACTTCACGATCATCTTCCCGGCAGCAGCAAACACCACCGCCATCATCCGTATCGCGTAGGTAGGATCGTGGATAGCGTAACGCAAGTAGTACTGAATGTTATCCTCGGCATAGCCGCCTTCTTCGGGGGGTGGACGCTTACTGGCCTCCGTCGCGCGATAGATCGGCTTGATGCGGATACCCGGGAGCTGCCGGAGAAATACGTCCTCCGCGTGGACTACCGAGCGGACATCGCTGAGCTTAAGGTCATGCTCGAGAAGATCATGATGAAGCTGGACCACAAGGCAGACAAATGATCGGAGGGCTGGCGGGGCTGGTACTTCCCGCTTTCTCGTCGTGGAGGGTTGCCCTTTTCGGCGTCGCTGCGCTTGTGGTGGTTGGGGGGGTAGGCTTCGCAGTTCACCACATGAAAACTTCCGCCTTCAAGGCAGGGCAGGAAGAAGTGCAGGGTAAGTGGGACGAGGACGTGCGCCAACGTACGGAAGCGTTTGCTGCGCTTACCGCCTCTTACCGGCTGCGCGAGCAACATATGAACGCGGACCAAGCCGCCGCTCGTCAGGAGAAAGAACGTGATAAAGCTCGCCTCGGCGCTGCTCAGCGCCGCATTGCTGACCTCTTGCGCAACCGGCCCCAAAGGCCCGCCGACATGTCCCGCTCCCCCGCAGCCGTCGCCGCTGACCAAGGTGGACCCCAGTGTACTGGAGCAGGACTTTTCAAGCCCGATGCAGAATTTCTTGCAGGGCAAACTGCCCGAGCCGACGACACCCGCATCGCCTTGAAGGAGTGCTACGCTTGGCACGATAGCGTGATGAAGGCACTTACCCCCGATGCCCCGCGCTGACCAGTGGGAGCTAGCGCGCCGGGTCTTTCGGCGGGACACAGCCAAGCAGGCGTGGTGGTCCATCCTTGTTGTCTTATTTGCTACGCTGGTAGCTGGACTGTTCTTTGACGTCGGGGCTGACCGCTTGGCTAAATTCGGTCCAGTTCTGGCCACCATGATGGTCGCCCCTGTTTCCATCGTGCTTGGCTACCTTGGCGTGAGCGCGTGGGAAAATAAACTTACGTCTCCTGATCAGGAGCGAATTAACTACGATTACGGACCCTCTACGAGGGCGTACGACCCGGAGTATCCTAGTGGCGCTTAGTAACTTCCATACCGCGTTGCTTAACCTTTTGAAGCATGAAGGGGGCTTCGCCAACGACCCGCAGGACCCCGGCGGTATGACCAACCTTGGCGTTACCAAGAAAGTATGGGAGTCGTGGATAGGCAGGGCCGCAACTAAACAGGACATGACGGCCCTCACACCTGCCGCCGTGAGCCCCCTCTACAAGGTAAAATACTGGGGCAAGGTTAGAGGGGATGACCTCCCTGACGGGGTGGATTACTGCGTGTTCGACTTCGCGGTTAATTCGGGCGTTGGCAGGGCTTCCCGGACCCTGCAGGAGTCGGTTCGAACAACTGCGGACGGCATGATTGGTAAGGGCACGTTGGAAGCGGTTAGGGGTGTGGACCCAGTTGAGCTCATAAATGAGCTCTGCAACCGTCGGCAGATGTTCCTCGAGGGGCTGGTTACGTTCCCCCGGTTCGGGCACGGGTGGACCAGACGGGTTAAGGAAGTACGCAACGCTTCGCTAGCTATGGCCCGCGCGCATAAGTATATGGTATAAGTTGAGTTAACCCGCTGAGGAGAGAAAGAGATGCGCTGCGCGGTGGTGCTTGTTGCTACTGGTGAGGTCATTAACGTGATCATGGCCGAGCCCACGGACCCAGCGCCTGACGGCTGCGAACTTATTGGCCTGCCTGACGATTCCCCGGTTGATATTGGTTGGTTCTGGGATGGCACGGAGTTTGTGCCTCCGCCCCTCAACCTTGCCCCGCTCGGGGCAGATGTTGTCGGTTCGTAGATGACTACTAAAACCGTATTCATCACCAGCGGCACCACCTACACCCTACCGGCGGATTTTGGCTCGCCTTGGACGATTCGCGTCATTGGCGCGGGCGGCGGAGGGCGTCGCGGGTCCTCCGGGGATAATGCGCCGGGTGGCGGCGGTGGTGGGTACTCGGAAATTACCGAAGCCAATCTTACGTTGGCTGCATCCGGCAGTACGTTTGTTTCTATCGGTGCCGGAGGTACCGGCGGAGCCACCTCCGCCACAAACGGCACCTCGGGGGGCGATACTTGGTTTAACGCAACCACAGGTGCTGCTCCTAGCGCAACCACCGCTGGAACTCTAGCTAAAGGCGGCGGCGGCGCGGTCCTTGGAGCGGCGGGCAGCGGCGGGGCGTCAGCATCGGGTGTTGGCGCGACTACTACTTCTGGCGGTGCAGGCGGATTCCTTGCTGCCACAAGCGACGGTTCTCATGGCGGCGGCGCTGCTGGCGGATCGCGGGGAGCTGGTGGCGCTGGCGGCGCTGCGTCCGGGAGCCGTGGTTCTGCTGGCGGCGGCGGCGCGGGTGATGGGGCGTCGGGGACTACTGGTTTTGCGGGTGCCACGAACAGTACTGTCAACGGCGGTGCTGGTGGCAATAACTCTGCGGGGGCGGGTTCGGGTGCTGGTAGTACCACAGGAGCGGGCAGCGCAGGCACTGTTGGCGGTGGCGGTGGCGGTGCCTTTGGCGTCACGACGACACCTTCCTTCGCTGGCGGTGCGGGCGGGCCGGGAGATTTCTATACCCAAACGTCCGACAGCGCCACGGCAGGCAGTGGTGGTGGTGCTGGCGGTGCGAGTCGGACTAGCAACGCGTCTGGCGTAGGCGCTGCTGGCGGCGTGGGGGGTAGTTACGGCGGCGGCGGTGGCGGCGGCGGGTCCGGTGTTACTACTGGAGATGGCGGTAACGGTGCCGCAGGCATCATTATTGTAACCTATACGGTAACCACTCCGGTTAGCGTTACCAGCGTATCCGCCTCCGGTTCGGTGGGCACCGCCACCGTAACTGCTAAGGCTAACGTTTCCCCTACGAGCGTATCCGCCTCCGGTTCGGTGGG